AGAGAACAATATGGTAAGAATGCCATACCTGGTGCACGACCCTGCACAGAGTCAAGCATAATCTGATACTTAAGATTTGAAGTGTAGATGTGCTTTTGTTCTGGACGTAATGATTGATAATCACCACGATCTTTCTGTAGAGATACTTCTTCTGGTCTCCAGAAATATCCTAACTGTTGTTTTGTTAAATTTTCAAATTGTTGGTATTTAAAATTATCATATCTCTGAACCCCCAATGGTTTTCCAAAAAACATAGGTTGTTTTTTAGTGTCAACTTCCTCAGTGTTAAAAACTGTCATTCCCTTAACATCTGACATTGGTTTTCTTTCCGTTGATGAGATTTTAAATTTTACAGGATTCACACTCTTCCTCCGATGTGTTTAAAATTTCTGAAACAAGATTATCAATAGAAGCAACATCTATTTCATCTGTTTTTATATCATATGTGTTTTGATAGTAACTTGTCTTCCAACCATACTTGTAAGTGGTTAAAAGATCTTGAGCCATCTGTGATACAGGTACTTCATTGTCTGGATAATGTTCTGGATTGTAACTCCAGTTGCCACTGATTGCCTGATCAAAGAATTTTTGCATCACGGAAACAATATTTATGTATCCAGTATTGTTAGGCATTTCCCATAACAAAGTGTAATTATTTTTCAAAGTCCCATATTGTGGAACAATTTGCTTAAGAGGTCCTTTCTTGGACTTCTTAGTGGACAGATATCCTCTAGGTGGTTCGATTCCGTTTGTTGCGTTAGACACAACGGAACTGCTCTCCGATGGCATTTGTGCGGACAAAGTTGAGTTCCTGACTCCATATTCTTTGACAAGTGCCCTAAGAGAATCCCAATCATATTTTAAATTGTTCGGTACAAGTTCATCTACATCTTTTTTGTAGGTGTCTATGGGAAGTATCCCCTGACCATATTTAGTTCTAGAGGAATATTCACAAGCACCTTTTTCTTTCGCAAGGTTCACTGTGGACTTAATCAAATAATATTGGAAAGCTTCTGTTAAATCATGTACCAATTCCCATGCTTTTGGATCATCATACTTAACACCTTGCTTGGCAAGATAGTGTGCAAGACCTATGAAACCAATACCAAGGGATCTACGTGCCTTAGTTGCGATTTCTGCTGCTGCGACGGGATATCCTTGAAAATCAATGAGTTCATCAAGACTCCTAACGCTAAGATCACAAAGAATTTGGAGATCGGTAAGATCACGTATCTTCCCAATGTTAATAGCAGAAAGAATGCAGAGAGCAATTTCACCAGTTTCATCATCGATATGTTGTATAGGTTTAGTTGGTAATGTAATTTCTTGACATAGATTACTCATCTCGACTTTATCTATGAAAGATGAGTGAGAGTTACAGTGATCAATGTTCATTATGTAAATACGTCCTGTCTCTGCTCTCTCCTTTAATAAATTAAGAATTAATTCTTGTGCTCTAATAGTTTTTCTTGGTACTCTATCGTCTGCTTCATAAGCAACATATAACTCATCAAAGGATGAAGTGCCAAAAGCATCATAAAGCCCAGGAACAGAATGAGGACTGAATAAACTAATGCTCTCATCGTCAATAAACCTCTGGTAAAATAATGAACTTAATTGAATACTGTAGTCAAGTTTACGAACTCGATTATCTTCAGTACCCTTGTTATTTTTGAGAACTATGATGTCCTCTATTTCTTGGTGCCAGATTGGGAAGTGGACAGTTGCTGATCCACCACGGATGCCATTTTGAGTGCAACATCTGACAG